GAAAACTTCCAATTCTCCATGCTAATGAGTTAAAGAAATCAGAAGAAGAAAGAGATGATGACCCTGCCGCTACCCCATTGATATAGAAAGATACTGTAGTTGCCGAAATGGTAACGACAAAGTGCATATACGAACCGATGACAAATGTATTTGAGGCATAATTATATGTTGTAAATCCAGAGTTTCGGGTATCCACATCCAAATACCACGTTGTTCCCGATGACTGAGTGAATTTTATGGCAAAGAGCTCCCCACCTAAAGTGCCATTTCTATTTGTAATTATATAACTATCACTAAATGTCCCAATCGATGCTGGATTTGCCCAGAATGAAAAAGAAACTGGAAGAGCAGTAAAGATATATGTTGGAAGGTTAGTGTAAGCACTCCCATTGTAGTATGCTCCCTGCCCCACCTTCCCATAGCTCGTCCCATAGGAAACAGAAGTATCAGTCCCGTTGTTCGAGCCGTAGAAGTCATTGGAGTTTCCCTCCATATTCCAATACGAAACCAAGCCAGTAGTGAGCGTGCCACCGGAGAGCGTGTTTACTTGAAATTGTTTAGCGGTTGCCATATTTCAGAAAGGGGCAGCACCCGCATCGAATACCGCCCCTCAAGGTTAGTAGTTGACAGTCCACACTATCTGAAGCTGAACTCCATTCGTGAGCGCCGCCGAACTCGACAGGTTTGCTTCGACGAAAAGGTTGCCGGTAGATGCCGCATCGAGAAGCGCAGCCGATGCGATAGTGGTCGAGGTCGCGCCGCACGTGAAGGTATTCGAGACGGTATACGATGCCGCGCCGTCGAGAGAAGAGGGGCCGGTATAACTTCCCTGTGTTCCAAGAGCGCGAGAAAGTCCCGAGTTGCTTGTTTCTCCGGATAGCGTGGTGTCGGTCGCAGCAGGCGTCAAAGTAGTCGGCGAGAGTGCGATATACTTTGGCGGAAGCGGTGACGTGATGCTATTCAAGCTCGTCCCGGTGATGAGCGATCCGATGAGGTCAGCGCCCTTATTCACGCGCGAGTTGAATGAAGGCATGACGTTCAGGAACAGATCGCGGATCGTGAGATGCTGCCCTACCGGCCGGATGATCTTCGCTTTGATCCGGTTATATCCTTTTACACCGAAATAGAAACCGATTGCAGGCCCCACATAGGGCAGATGAAGAATGAAGTGGATGATTTTTTTCATATTTTTATTAAATATATTTGAGCGACCTTTTTATTCATACGATTCCATGTGCGGACCGACGACGTCCGGTTTGTCCTCGTTGCGTGTCCCATATGCCCGAGCCATAGCAAGCATCAGGCCTCCATTCAGCTTTCCGTTCGAATCGTAGGTCTGTATCTTGTCGAGATATTTCTGCCCGAGCGCATCCTTCCCGTTCGCCATGAGATAATCAGCGGCAATACCATAGCAAAGGATATCGTGGAAGGTTGCGTCGAAGCCCGGGATCGTAGTGTCGGCGGTCGTATAGGATGCGGGGACAGCAAATGTAGTACAGAGGCGCGAGACGTAAAGATGAAGGCCACCGTTCAGCGTCACCGAAACGCCATTGTCTGGTGCGGGTTTTAATATCACGGAATTATCATAGAGCGCGTATTCAGACGGAAAACCGGCGACACTCTGATAATAATCAAAGTCAACGCCGGTCTCCTTTTCTATCTCCATTGGGTCGATCTGATCCAAAAGTTGCCAATTCCCTCCGACATCGAGCACCGAGGCGCTCATGACATGGAGGATCGATGTCGGCAGCGCATAGTCGCTCTGGTTATATACGAGCGACGCGGTTGCGATCGAGAGCGTAGTCTGATTCGCATCATCCCATTCCCACAATTTCGACGCGCGCCATATCGCGGCGCCTACCTGATACATCCACTGGTTCGCCGATGCCGTGAGATCGGAGAGTGGATAATCCGCCGAGTGATCTTGCGAGTCGCCGAAGCAGCGAAAGTACGCTCTCTGAATAATGCCTTGATGTCCGGTTGGATCGGAGTACTGCATGCCTTTATCATAACACAATCGAATTTATTGCAATGCCTCGTACTTCTCACAAAGCCATCCGAGGTAGTTCTTCGTCTCGCGCACCTTCGCGACGGCGATCTGAAGCAGTTGGCCCATCTGGGCATCTCGCGCCTCTGTGCTTGGGTTGCCGGTCACGATCTTCGTTCCCGCTTCTTTCGCGTGTCGGAAATACTCCTCCTCGATCTCGAGCTTCGTCAGCTCGCGGTGCTTATCGGAGATGAGGGTCGTCAGGACCTCTTTTTTGGTTGACACAGTTCCTGAAAAACCCTTTGGTACTCCGGCAGCAATTTTTGCCAGCTCATCGCCAGCGCTGTCTCTCTTGAGAGTTTTGAATTCAGCCATATTGATTGATTATAGATTTCATCGACCTTTTCAGCTACCGTAATAGGATCAATTTCAGCAAACTCTATGCGGCGGCGTATGTCAATGGCACCCATTCTCTTGACAGGAATCAGCATCTCCTTCGGAAGAATGGTGTTCTGTGGCGCCATATCGGTCATCATAATGGCCATTCCGGCCGCCATTGCCTCGTTCATCACAAGAGATTGCCCAGAGTGACGGCGCGGGTAGAGCAAGACGTCACCTTCATCGTAGAGATGCTCATATTCCGGCTCGGGCATATTGCGCTGGTCCTTGATGATGATCTTCGCCTCTGATTTTAGCAAAGGAATTGCGTCAAGTACGATATTCGTTCCGTTGCGGTCCATATATCCCCGGTTGCCCGCGATATGGAGGAACGTCTTTGCCACTTTGCGCTCGCGGAACTTTATCTTGTCGGTATTTACCGGGAAAGGAAGGACGATATTCGGTTGCGGAATCCACTCCATGTTCCAATCGACGGGCGATATCCACAGGTCGGGCGCATTGTAGCCGACAAAGGATGCGAGATATTCGAAGTTCACGCGCAGTATCGTCTTCACGCCCATCTTACGCGCGATCGAGAAGGTGCTGTGGTTGTACGGCGTCTCGATGCAGAAGAGAACGTCGACGTCAGTGAGCAATTCCTTGATCGTATCGTCGTCCGGGATCCCATCGAAGTTCTTTCCCTCAAAACGCTCGGGGTGCTGCGGCTTATCCCCGGTGAGCACCTTCAGCACCTTGTCCGGCTTTATGTGTTCGACGAATTCCATCGATTCGTTGCCGAGACCGGTGTCGTCGCAGCGCGCGAGAAATGCAATTCTTACTTTTTTGTCATCCATAGGTAGGGAAGTGAGTTGTCCCATTTATTATTGCGCACCTCGATATCGAAATAGGGCTTCATCATCTCCAAGAATTTCGGCAGCGGCCGGATCGGGTGGTATTCCATTCTGATTCGGTCTATCTTTGCCATCGTCTCGGGTGTGGCTACCCAGAATATCTCACACTCGGCGCCTTCGCAGTCCATCTTGATCAGATCCACATGGCCCACCTCTTCGATGATCTGGTTCAGCGTGATGCTCGGAACGCGTTGTATGCCACCACCGGCATCGTGCGTAATCCTATGACCACCAATGTTCTCCGCATTCAAATATAGGTTCCGTCCTTCGTCATCTGACGCAACCGCGAGGCGATATACATGAGCGTGTTCCGGATCGTCGAGATTTTGGATGATCTGTTGCTCGAGGCGTTCGAAGTTTTTCTCTTCCGGCTCGTAGGCGTACACTCGGGCGCCAGCTTCGAGCGCAAAGAGAGTGAAGAAACCGATGTTCGCGCCAATGTCGAGGACAGTCCATCCGGGTTCAACGTCTCCATAGACCTTATCAACCCAGATCTCATCATAAATGCCCTGCTCTTTTTCGTTTTGAATATCAAAGTTCATGTTTGAAATGGATCAATGGTCTCTCCGGCGACGATGCGGAGGATTTGACTTGCTCGCTGTTTGAATGTCTTATGTTTTTTGGCGTAATTTTGCCCTGCGCGGCGTATTTTCTCCCGTTCGGCCGGATGGTCGAGATAGTAGTCGATCCGGGCTTTTAGTCGGTCAAAATCGCCAAATTCGTAGGGTACAAGGTGCTTCCCATACTCGAATTCCTTCTCCAGCCCCTCAATCTTCGGGTGGATGGCAAAACCGCCGCGCCCGAGGGTCTCATAGATCCGATTGCTCCAGTACATCGGGCTGTTCAGCGAATCGCAGACGACCACCTTCGCGCTCGCATAGACATCGTTCAGTTGTGTGCCGAATGCCATCACGGGGTAGCCCGGGTCTTTATTATCAACGACGTCCCCGAACAGTTTGAATCGGGATCCGTATGTAGTGCGGAGAAAATTGACCAGAGATTTTCGGTACGGCCACTCTTTGAGATAGTGATAGGTACCGACAAATGCAACGTCGCACGCGAGCTCTTCACGTCGAGTCCCCATGACGCACTCTCGGCCATATACGGCGGCAGGCAGGAAATGATGTCTAATGCCTTTTGCACTGAAAAGGGCAGCGTGACCTCCGTCGACAGTGAATACATAATCCGCGCGCCAGAACGGGTTTGCCGCCATCCCCATCGCTCGAGCGAGCCCGAAATAGAGATCAAGAGTGTACGAAACCGACCGGATCCCCAGTTTGGTAAAGTCAAAGGGCATCCCGAACGTGCGCTGATAGAATACTGTGTCGCATCCTTCGGCTTTCGCTCTGATCTCTTTTTCGTTGCAATTTTTTTCATTGATTCGTATGACCTCAATACCGAGCTCCTCGAGCGAGTTCGCCATGTGCGTCTCGGTCAGGTAGTCGGCAAAGAAGTTGCCGATATACAGAACCTTTTTTACTGGAGATGGCTTGGGATTGCCGGTGGATGTGTTTTCAGCCATTCCTCTTTGTGATTTTTCTTAATATGCTTCGCGAGCTCGGGCGGCCTTTTGCAGTCCTTCCCGCAGATCTTGCACTCATACGGCAGTCCCTGCAACACCGGAACCTCGGGCGCTTTGACTCCGCTATCCTCCGACTTCAATTTCTCGAGGATCTCGAATTTGAGACCGGCTTCGATGTTGCGCTTGATGCCAGCGATCTCGCTCTCTCCCACCACGACGACCACGCCGTGCGGATTTCTAACTAAATAATTTTCTTGTTGTTTTCTCATTTCTTTTTCTCATTCGCTCCGAGAACGCATCGCGCTTCGGCGCTTTTAATTCACCTCTTTTTATTGCACGATCGATCTTAGCGGTCATGCACCGATCGAGTTCGCGTTCGACTTTCGCGTCGATCTCGTCAGCTTCTTTCGTCGAGAACATTCCTGCTTGCACCATCCTCCGAAGTTTCATGCGCGCCTGCTCCGGAAGATTTTTCGAGTTCATATAGTCCTTCACTAACTCCATCATGCCATCGTTCTGCTTGCCGGGCTTGATGACCGTTCTGCCGAGCTCATGATAGACGGCGTCGATGCACTCCCGGTTGATGCAGAGCAATTTTTCTCTGGTCTTCGGATCGAGGTTGCCCCCCATGTGACTTGCGAGGATCTCTTTCATTCTGCGTGTATTCGTTTTGAAGCGCCCATCGCCTCGAGTCCGGCTTGAGTCCCAATGATGTGGTTCTTGGGCGGCCGCACGATATTGCCGCGCGCTCGTTCCAGCTCGGCGGCGATACCCGCATTATTCAGTTTCAGGAATTGAATGTGGGCCTCCGCGAACTTCATGCGGAGCTTCGCCGGAACCGGAACCTGCTGGCTTTCGTATTGGCGCATCTCGGCCTTTATCGCTTCCATCTTCACTCGGATCTCCTTCGTCATCTCTTTCCACACCGTGCCATCAGAAGCGCCGATCTGCTTCCACGCGGGCGTGACTTCGTATTGGTAGGTATACGCCTCCTTGTCAGTGAGTTGAACGATCTTGCCGTCCGGACGTTCGAAGAAGTAGATCGAAGGATAGCCCTTTTTTGGAGCCACCGTAGTGACCTCTGCCTCCGGATCTATCTCTGCGTCCGGGTCCATTCCCTGCAATTGTTTTATCAGATCTTTTGCTTTCATGCCTTTGTTATTATTTTAGCAAAGGCCAGTTTCCATTTAAGGGCGAATGAGTGGATTTAAGATTACCCAGACACTCGCCCGCCCTTAAATCTGGGACGGGCGCGGCGACATGCTTTTTTATTAAGCAGTGGTCGCCGTATCCGAAACTGTGATGCAAACACCAAACGGATCGCGGACCACTACAGTACCGAATATGATATCGGTGACGAGCAAGAGTCCGAGGTTCTCCAGCAAGTATTCGCTCTGGACGCGCACTTTCGAGCCGCCCGGGGTCTGAATACCAAAGCCGAAGGCCGTCTTGTGACACAACAGGTTCCGGTAGCCACCGAGGTTGTCCACGACGTTCGTGCTCACATAGAGCGGAATGTCGTAGAGGATACCTCGCAAGCCGTTTGAATGCGGCTTCTCGCCGATCGTGCCGGTTGCGACGATCGACTTCTCCCCTGCGCCACCCGATTGCAAGCTGTATGCCTGATAGTATTTTGTAATCGCGGCTGCCTGATTCCAAAACACATTCGGATGAAGGAAGAAAGCAAGCTCCTGAAAGCCGGCATCATCGAGATTCTGATCTTCGATGTCGGCGATCGCCTGACGGGCCTCTTGGTCCGTGAAGGCCGCAGCAGAGTTCGTGATCAGGTTGGTGCTCAACGAGCTCCAGAGGCCGAAGAGAGATGCCTCGAGGGCATTCATCGTCGTCTTCCTCATCTGATTCGCGTACTCCACATGGAAGTCGAAGCTCTTATGCAGCTGCGCAATATCCTTGTCGCCCGCGAGGACGGCAACGTAATTGTGCGTGTTGACAGCGAGCTGAACCTTCACTTGCGCCGGATCCTGAAGAGTGACCTGACCGCCCTGCGTGCTCTGCGTTGACACCGTGAACGTATTGGTATACAGATTCGCGATATCAAACGTGGAACCGCCTTCGGTCGTCCACTCTGAAAGATCAAGGAAGAAATTGGACGCGACGGTCGAAGCAAACATCTGCTCCAGCACGATCGGGGTCCAGATTTCAGGAATACTTGCAGCGAGATTGGCGGCAGTAAACTGATTAGTGAAACTGGCCATTTACGCTTTTATTCCGAGGATTCATCGCCTCCCGATGACAAGTTGCGATTAAAGGCGTCGCGGGCCGATGCTGTCCCGGGGGTATCCTTCTCATTCTTCGGAGAAGATTGAGCGGAACCACCTGATGACACTCTGCGGTCCGGGGCGAAGGTTCGGGACCCGACGGTTGCCTTTTTGCGAGTGGCGTCGAAGCCGGCCTTCATGATCGGGTCTGCGAGCACTTCGAGCGGCGTGACGTGATATTTCTTGGCGAGCTTTCCCACTTCGACAATATCTGCCGGGGTTAATCCGGACGCCTGAAGCTGTGCATACTCATCCCATGAATTACCTGCCTCTTCTCCTTTTTTATTCGCAGTGGCTGCCCCACCTGTGCCTTTATCCTTGAGCGCTGCTTCGGCGCGGTGCGCACGACCCAACGCTTCACGGACGATTTTCTCCTTTACCCCATTGTCCTGTTCGGATACCAAGAGTGTCTGGAGCTCATCGGCCGTCTTGTCCTCAAAGCCGGTTTTTTCTTCGGCTGCGGCTGCGCCGGTTTCAACTTTATGTTCGTCTGCCATTTTACGAGTTTGGTAAACTCAATTTATATCTTCCGTTTTACGAGTACGGTACTCCGACCTTGACGGGGACTTGCCCCGAGAACTGCAGGTGGTCGAAATACCTGCAGCGCTCGAAGAACGTCTATTTTCCACCCTTCCCGTGAGAGCGATTGCCCGTTGCGTTGATGTGCTTTCCGGCTTTTACCGTCACTCCCTTCGAAGACGCCTTCGTCCCCTTGCCCTTTGTCTGTGTCGGCGCATGAGGCGGGTTCGGCATCTGCGGGCCCTTCGTGGTCGCACCCTTTGTCGCCACGCCCGGTGCCTTGCCCTGCTTGCCGAGGGTCATCTTATTGAACGCCTTCTTGGCCTGTTTTGTTCCTGCTGTTTCCATCGTATTATATGGGTACTTTTTTCCCTCGACCTTTCATTTTGTTGAAGGCGCCCTTTGCGCTCTTCATCCCTTTCGTCATCGCTTTGCCTACTGCCTTGCCCACTCCAACTCCCGCTCCTTGAGTCACATGCTTCATCGGAAGCGTTTTCGCTGGCTGGCTCGGCGCGAGCATGCGGGTGCTATTCGCATTACCCTGCGCGGGCGCGAGCTTTGAGGAAGCGAATACTCCCTTGCCGTTCATATTGCTTGTCAGAGCCCTTCCGGATCCTGCCGGACCGGCTGCTTGCGTCTTTGGCTGCGAGGGAGGGAGCATACCGCCACCGAGCTTTTGTTTTTGCGCCGGAGTATTCGTGAGCGCAGTGCTCGCCGGAGGTTTGCCACCGCCGTTTCGAGGAATGCCGTTGTAGATATCTGGCTTTATGGCCATGTTATTTTTTCTTTTTCATCTTATCGAAGGCCGACTTTGCCTTCGAGAGTCCGGGCGATCCTGCCAGCCCGCCTCGGATACCACCTTTCGCACTTCCTTTCGCGCTCCCCTTCACGGAGCCATGAACGCCGTGCGTCACTTTCGTGGGCAGGTTTTTATAATTGGTGGCTGATTCCCACTCCTTCACATTCTTTTTGCCGCCGAGCGCTTTCGTTCCGTTCGGAGTGTGCGCCCATGCATTTTGTTTTTTCGATTTGAAGGGCATGATTTTATTGTAGCACGATTTTATTTGTATACCACCGTGATATCTTGACCTGTTCCGGTCGTTGTGATGTTCAATTTTCCGACGTTGCAGTCAAAATCTATATTGAATGGATTCGCTGCGGTCGTCGGAACGAGAATACTTGCAATGGTAGTGGCTCCATCGAGCACCGTGATCGTTCCAACCGCGATCGGCTTTCCGACGACAATCCTCTTCAGATAGCAGGGAAGTGGACACACGTTTTGTGCCGTCACTGCTCCCGAGATGTGCGTGTAGTTAAATGAGTCCATATTTTTATTCGAATTCTTTTGTTGGGGGCGGCTCGAGATCGACGTTGGCCTTGATGAGGAAGATGAGATCGGTCAATTCCTTGACGCGACCATTCGCCTCGTCGAGCGTTTCTTTCGTCACTCCGCCGCCCGAAAAGATATCGACCTTTCGCCGTTCAAGAATGCTCACGAAGTTCTTGAGCGCGTTCACGGCTTTGAGGGTCTGCAAATCTTTTTCGGTGAGGTTCATGATTTCAGTTTATCACATTTTTCCTGCGGCGGGGTTGCCGGCCGTCTGCTTTGCCATCGGCGCGCCGGGCGAGAGGGTCTGCGGTTGCGGATTTGGCTGCGTCGCATTATTACTTCCACCGAGTTGAGGCGTGGGCGGGTTTCCTCCCTGCGTCGGACCCTGCGGCTGCGTGCTCTGCTGCGCGCTCACGGCCTGATCGAGCATGCCGATGTCGCCGGGGCTGATGCCTGCGAGCTCCATGAGTTTGAAGACGATCGTGCGGAGCATCTTGTTCTGGAGCACCGCCGGATTCTGCCCGACGAGCTGCATGAGTTGCATAAGGAAGGCGGTCTCGCCTTGAATATCTTTGTTCTCGCCAGTGATCACGATCTTGATCTTGTAGACAAGGTCTTCATAAAAGTCCTTCGGGATCTTCACAACCTGCATATTCCGCTTGCGGATCTCGTTCTCGATGCGCGTACTTTCCTTCATGCGTTCGCTCTCGCTCGGCATGAAACCATGCTTTTTCATATACTTCTGCTCCGCTTTCGAGACCTGCGCTTCGGTCACGAATTTTGCGTACTGGTCGATGTCGTCGTATGAGGAGACGAAGGACATCATGTGCTCCTTTTGGCTCTTATATTTGAAGTCCGGGATAATATCGCGATAGAGTAGATCCTTGAGGAAGATGCCGACGTTCTCCCTTTTCTTTTTATAATAATTCTGCTGCTGCTGCATGAGCGATTGGAGCATCTGCTTGTTCATCTTCGCGGGGATCGAAGCGGCGTCCATAACGAAGGTCTTCTTGCTCGCAATGGTATCCCAGCGGCTATCCTCGGCGGCGAATCCGGACAAGTCCGACTCGTCGGCAGTGAGCCACTTCAGCGTGCCCGCGCTCTTGATGACCTGCCCGTTCTGCATCTCGCGCAACACGTTGCCACCCACGTTGTCGTCGGAGCTCTGGAGGAGTTTGAGCGCCTTGAGGTAGAGGGCGCGCATGCGGAGGTTCGCGGTCTCGTTCGCGTGGAGCTGATCGTCGAAGAGATACTCCATGACACCCATGCCGAGCCAGCGGCCCGGGACGGCGCTCCACTTATTCTCGCGGTAAGGCAGATCGGAGAGTTCGATATCTTCCTTGTATAAAACAATCGGCGGCTGGTTCAGATTCTGCGGCTGGTTGATGTTCGCCTCGACGTTGAAACTCGAACCGCCGCTCGCCGCATTCGGTTTCTTGAACCACGCCTGCTGTGAGAGCTCGTAGTGGTCCTTTTTCATATCGTATGCCTCGTAGATGTCGAAGTCCTGCGACTTGTTGCCTTTGAAGAGCTGTTCGATGGCATTGCCGTCCCAATCCTTCTGCTCCGTGATCTCCCACTTCATCATGCGGTGCAGTTCGTAGGTAAAATCGGAATACTTGAGCCACGGCGCGGAGGGATCCATGCGAAGATTCTGGATATTGACCAGATCGAGGCCACCGGCGTGCTTTTTGAGGACGATGTGCCCGTACTTCGGCAGATTATCGCCCAGATCGTTCATCAGCGCGTCGAATGAGTGGTCCTCGAGCCATTCCTGCAGTTCGCGACTCATGACCCACATCGAAAGGTCTTTGCCGCTCTGCGTCGAGATCAGTTTGATCATCGATGTCTCGATATCGATGCTCTTGCTCGCATCCTCGGAGAGCGGCCGCGCCATCTGCGCGAAGTATTTGTGCTTCTTGGTCGTATCGAGGTCACCGCCCAAGAATTTGCCGGCCCAATAGCGGTCGATCTTTCGGAGCGTGTCCGGAAGGAAGTGCGCGTATCCTCCGGGCATCGTCACGCCCTTCGAATACTTGTTCATATTTTTTGCGAATGCCACGTTTTTATTATATTAATTTAGCAGAAGCCATGTGGGTAGTGTGTCATTATTAAAATTTCCGAAATCGCGAGCGCCGCGAGACCCCAGACCGCGATCCACCACCAGTTGTTCGCCGTCTTTTTCTTCATGCCTTTATCATACCACAACGCACCTTTCGTCAAGAGTTCATAACCGCCGATTGATCCTTCCGATCGCGCCGTCGGGCGACAGGACGACGGTCACTTGGTCGCCGGGCACGACGCGGATCTGGTTCCTGATCATCTTGCCCGAGAGTTTTGCGCGGACCATGCGCCCGTCGGTCATCTCGACCGTGAAGGTCACGCCGGGCAGGGCTGCTATTACCTTTCCGCGCACCGCATCTTGGTCAGTCATTCGAATGAATCTTCATTTTCCTTGCTGGCCGACTTCGTATTGCCGAGCAACCGGCTCGCGCGCATGCCGGGCCCGGTGTAGAGGGTCGGGCTCTTGTTCGGGCGGGACATGAGGCCGTAGCGGAGGGCATCGGCGGCGTGGTCTTCTCCGTCGCTGTTCAGATCCTCCGGGTTCCGGTCGTCATAGATCAACTTCGGGATCGTCTTGATCGTATTCACGCAGTTCTCCCAGATCTGCAGCTTCGTCATCGCCTTGCCGTCGGGGCCCGGGATCGCCTTCATGTACTCCCGCATCGTGTTCCATCCCACCACGCGGTCGTTGTTTGCCTTTATCAGCATCGGCAGGGAGCCGCGCGCGGTACGATAGGCGGTAGAAAAGAGCTCGGCGCCCGAGAGTTCGTTCGAGTTTTCCCCTTTCTTTGCCCAGATCGCGGGGTCAGCGACCATATATTCTATCTTCTCGGTCTCCGGGGTGAGGGCGGAGATCTCTTTCGCGAGGGTCTCGTAGGTAAAGCCGGGGCCATAGAGCTCGCGGTACACGTTCGCCACGCCGTCGCCGTCGAGATACATCCAGAGCGCGGCGGAGGGGGCGGCATAGCCATAATCTATTGCAATGAATTTCTTATAATATGTCAATAGCGCCTTCGGGCGGCAGACGTGGAGATCACGATTCCATTCCTTGAAGTACTGCCCCTCGAAGACATCCCATGACCCTTCGAGAAACGCTTTGCGCATATCCTCCGGCAGACCCTGCAGCGAGGCGACATAATCGGCGGCCAGATGCGGGTTGTCGGCGGCGCGGGCGTGGACATACTTGAACTGCTCCTTCTCCGTCTCTCCTGACGGATATTCTCGGTCTATCCAGAGCTTTTTTACCCAGTCGCTGCCTATGGATCCCGGGTTCGTGGCGCCCAAGAACTTCGGGTGATCGATGCCCGGCGAACGGAGCCGGGTGCGGAGGAAATCAAACGTGTCCTTCTGATTCTTCGTCAGCTCATCCACCCCGATCGCCGCAAACTCCGCGCTCTGATATTTCGAGGCATCGTCCAAGTTGCGGAAGGCCAAGATGCCTCCTCCCCACTTCGGTGCCAGCACGAAGTTATGCTCCGTCGCATTATAGGTCCCAAGCTCTGCGGGAAATTCATATTTTATTTTCAGTATCTGCCGATCCATCAGCGCCGGAAAGGTCTCGCAAAACAGAGCCACCATCACATGCTTCTGCACCTTCCTCCCCATCAGACCCTGAAAGTATCCCCAATGCAGGAGCAAGCGGATAAGCATCCATCGCAGCCAGTAGCTTTTTCCTCCTCCCATCGCCCCGCCATACAGCACGTACTTAAATTCCTTCACCGCAGCTTCGGCTTCGAGCTGCTTGGGGGTGAAATGCGTGAGGGCGGCAATGTTGATCTCTTTCATGAACGGGGGGATGAGTTATGGCTATAGTTTACATGAACTTGTGCGTATTGACCACCAAGTTCGAGACCGGATATCCCGTGCCTTCCTGTTGGCGGCGGGGGGGGTGGGGGTATGCCTCGCGCTTTTACCACCGCCTTGCTTGCTTGCTTGTTGTGTGTCATAGCATGCTATCCGAAGTCAACGCCATCGCTCACCAGCTCGACGCTTCCTGACAAATCTATTTTCGGATTCCATTTCTCGACATAGCGCAAGTACAGCATCGCGTCCGCCGCTCCTATTTTCTCGCCATGCGCCGCGCGCCGCTTGACTCCCGCTAATACATCGCCGGTGCCGGCTTTATAGATCATTGATAAATGCTTATCGCGCTCCGTCCATAGCTGCTCCGAATTCATCCATTGAGATAGAACCGCGCGCGACACTTTGAACTTTTTTGCAAAATCCGAATACGTATAACAACCATATTCCTGTATTTTCTCATCATGCGTCAACGCGACAAACCGCGCGAATAGTAAAAACTCCTTATGCTTATATGCGCCGCGCTTACTTTTTAATATATGGGCCATGTTTTTATAAAAATGATACAACCGCTTTATTTTCGCCGAATTTTTTAATGCGCTCCGGATCCTCTCCGCTCCTCTCTCTCCATGATAATACTATACCACACTCCCGCAACTATTCACGCGCGCGATCCATTCACTCACTCGCTGATCATGCGCGAAATACTTACCAGATCTAATGCTCTCATCCTTACGCGCTGGATCCTTTACTCATTCATCCGGGCGCGATCTTATCCCTATATGATCCATTATACACTCTCTATGCTTCTTTGATGCTTTAATTGAGGAAATGGGCGCGGAAAATTGAAGATCGCGGGACCGCTCTATTCTGCCTGTGCATAAGTCATAATATCGCCAATAGCCCTTTTTCTATGCGGCTTGCGACGCTATTGACATTGACCGAGCGCTTGGTACAATAGAATGGTAGTAAAGGCCGAATATATAAACCAATAAAAACGGAAAATCCATGACGAATGAAAAAGCACCGGCGAAAATAGACATGGCGTCCGAAAATAGACAAAAAGCCGCCGAATCATTGTATCGCTTCTATATCGGCTCGAATAACCTGACCGGCGAGATAGAAACCAACAAGATCCGCGCGATCTTTGACGCCAACGTGGCGGGATATACGTACATCCCGGCGCTGGGCGTATGGAACGGGACCGGCGAAAATAGCGCGATCATAGAGGTATCGGCTTTGACGGAAAATAAAGCTTTGAGGATCTGCCGGACGCTGAAAGACGAACTGCAGCAGCAAGCTATCGGACTACAACTGGCGCCGCTCTTGCGCTTTGTATAGTGGCGCGATGATCCGGGCCCAGCATAGGATCGCACCACACCGGGCCCGGGTGATACAATAACATAAACTATTGACAATAACATAAAAACATGACGAAAATACAAAACAGTAAGGTATATGCAGCTCTTCTTGAGCTTGAGGATAGCAATAACAACTGCCCGGACTATGAAATAGGCGGACGCGGCGGCCATTATGGATTGAGCGCGGAGCAGGCGCTGGATCTTATCGGCGCGCCTGCGGATCTTGAAAGCTATCTGCCCGGACACTTCGGCGCATACTGCAATTATCTGGGCGGCGGACTGCGCGGCGCTATCGCCGTCTCCAACTTTGACGGCAAGATCCCGGCGGAATGGGCCGCGAAATTAAAGCAGCTGGGCGAAGCATGCGCGCGGCGATATGAAGAGCTCGAGGGATCGATGAATGATGAGATCGACGAGGACGGCGAGCCGAACTGGGACGCTATCGGAACGAATAAAAGCCGCCGCGCCGGGGTGGTATCTGCTTATTAAAACCATGACGAAAACACCATTGACGGGATACGCGATAAAAGAACGGCTGGAATACTTACGCGGCGAGATCCGCGCGGAGCGCATAAGCTACGGCGAGATAGCGGAGCTGCAGGATCTGGCGGACTATATAGAGCCCGGGGACGTCGAGCTGCTGGAATGGGCCGGGGTGCCGGAGCATGAAGCGAATACCTTGACGGATTATGAGGGCGCTATAACGGACGAGATCGAAATGCTGGAAAATATAACGCGATCGGACGCGCAAGGGATAGCGGAAGCGCACGCCTTTATTATTCAAAAAGAATATACAAAAGGCACGAAAGCGAAAGACGCTGCAAAAATAATAATTGAACGATAAAACCATGAAAACATTCACCATTAATGATCGCTATAGCATAGTATGCGAATGGAAAAAGACGCGCATGGCATTCAAACATGAAGCCGTGCTGCTGGACAACGGCAACGAGGTGGACCGCGCGAAGATCTGCTATCAAAACCGGACATGGGAGCGCTTCGAGTATGAAAGCGTGATATCGAAGCTGCTACACGGCGCGCGGATCCTTGATGATAACGGCATCCGCGCATTTCTTGATCTATGCGCGGGCAAGGATGCGAAAGAGGTGCAGGCCCGCTTCGGCGCGATCGCCATGATCACACAACTGGGCGAGCTTATGGCCGGCCCGGATCTGGCCGCGCGCAATGACTGGAAACGCCGCATGCTGGCCGCCGGTCTTGAGCCGCAGGGTCTCATATTCCCGGATGACTGGGCGACATTGAGCGAAGAGGACAAAAAGACGCGGCTGGACGGCGTGATAGAGATCCTGAAGCAGCCCGCTGCTTGATCATCCATAATGCGCACGCGCACGGCGCGCGCATTGCTGGGCGATAAAGCCCACCGGCCCGAAGCCGGGCACCGTGCATGCTGGTAGCACATTAAAAACCTATGAAGCTATACGCGACGACGACGAGTGAGCGCGCGAGTAAAGGACAAGGCGGCAATCAGTACCTGAACATCATGCTTACTGCCGGAAATAAGGCGCGCGCGCTAGTGGGACAGCTTGATATGAGCATCGAGAATGACGGGACCGTATACGTGGACTTTACGGACATGGATGACATTACCACGCGCTTGGTATCTGCCCGGCATCTCGATAACCCTGAAGCGATAGCGAAAGCAAAAGGCGAAAAGCAAAAAGGCGAATGCAAACATATTCCCAAATGCGAAGAGCAGGAAGAGGGACCATGTAAAGCATATTAAAAGCTAAAAAGCAAAAGACCGGCGGCACCAGCACGCCGTTTTTTTGTTCTTGGATCTGAAGCTGGACGAGATCCGGAGCGCGCGGGGGACTGCCGCACCGATAATTTTTAATCCACCATTGAACCTCCCATATATCCCGTCGCTTTCAAAACGACACAAGATCCGTGGGCCAACCGGTTTCCTTACGGACTATTCTTTACCATATTCCAGTCGCTTCGAAAAGGAAAAACGAGGGGATTGCCCATCTGGACTAAAAAAGCCCCATCAGGGGACATTTTCTGGTCACTGTGATCGCTTAAGGAGTGGCCACCAGACCGCACGCGACGGTAGACCGGGCAAGCGATCCAACCCCGGCACCTGATTGTGGCGTAGAAGAAGAGTGGGAAGCAAGACCCACCGCGTGTATTAGCCCGGGCGCTCACGCAGTCCCGGCACTCCTGTTAATTATTCTCCGCGCTTCTCTCTCTCTGCCTTTTTCTTCGCTCTGCACTCCGGGCAATTCCGGGGCTGCTGCAGTCCCTTGTCGTGATAATACTCCTGCTCTGATGCGGTCCACATGAACGTAGCGCCGCAGCGGCAGGTTATTTCTTTGTTTTCAAACATTTCCTTGTATTGGTATTTCGACCTTTTCGATCGTAATCTCCGCGCGTGGATCCTTGCGATCGATTCCGAGACACCGAAGCAATACCTCGGGCACCACGTTCCAGTTGTCATCGCCAATAATGCCACCGTCCACCAGCAGGTCCATGATGCTTTCCGCTTTGTTGGTCAGGTCCGCGCGTATCGCGTCCGGCATGAAGAAGCAGATCTCTATGCGGACTGGATACTTTTCGAACGGCTTCACGCCATAGAGCTCGGTCATGGCGCCTGCGTGCCACGCCTTGTACTGGTCGCTTGGTATCATGATCGTCCGGCCGCCTGTATAGATCGCCTTGCGACTATTCTTCTTGCTCGGGACCCGTCCGTGAATGATTATATGGTTTTTATTCATTGCCATCGTCTGCGGTTTCCAGATCGTCGTCATCGATCTCGTCATCATCGTCCTCCACCTCTGCGTCGGGATCTTCATGGCACCAGCAATCGCAGAGCAGGTCCTCGCACGTTTCGTGCCCTTTATTCTGGCAGAGTATCGATCTCATGTTTGTTGGTACATATAGATTTTACCGCCCTTTTTCCTGCATGCGTAATTCGTACAGATGCGGTCCGCTTCTTTCGTCTTGCCTCGGCAATATCGGCACTGGAAGAATACGACGCGCGGCTGTCTGGTGGCGTCTAGTCCTTCAGCGCGAAGGCATTCGAACTTCGAGCAGATGCCGTCAGGATAGATTGTCTTCGCTCCGCATCGCTTACATATCCCCACAAACTTCTTCGGGCCGCTACGCTTCTCCCGCGCCAGCTTTACGATCGGCTGCGGTCCACAGAGCGGGCAATGTGTGACCTCTCTAGGATTATAATATATTCCGTGTCGATCGCACTTCACAACCGAACCGTTTTTAATTCTCGTCTCCTCAATAGCAATCATTCTCCTATATTTTTATTTAACTCATCAATGCAAGCGTTATATCCCTGACGATAATCCCAATTATTATTAAGATTCGTTTCCTTCTTCTCCGGCACGATACTCTTGATAATCTCGTTCACTTCTGAAGTCCTTGAGTTGAGGAATATGTTTGCCAGCGATTCCTCCCATGTGGGAGCGATTTGCTTTAATCCACGCCGTCAGTTTTTCCTCCCAGCTATTTGTCGTGTTGTTCATGGGGATAGTTATTTTTTGTTTTTTTGCAGGGCGGTTATGCCATTTCTATTTTCGTTTGACCTTTGTATCCACGCTTGAAATATATAGCGGCGGCGGGAAAACCGAAAGGGAATCCACATTTTCCGGCGGCGATAATCCAAATAGAAACCATACCGCCATACTCATCAATTATTCGTAGTGTCCCCATACTCTTAAACACTTTTGCGAACGGAACAAGGAACACCACATTATCGGCAACTTCAAATGCGTGCTTTAAGAAATTATCAAAACTTGAATATGGCGGATTCGTTACTATCCAATCCACTTTGTCGTGATAAGACATAAAATCTCTATCCTCGGTTATCTCACACCATTCTGTTCCTTTCGGGAGATATTTCAGGAACGCCCCTTCTCCTTTGCATGGCTCCAACACACGCCCCGCGATAGGGAACATGGAAACAACTTGCTCCGCAATCGCATCAGGAGTAAATACCACATCATTAGGATTTAACCAGCCATATTTTTCTTTTAATGCAACATCCATTTTATTCTTCATTGAGTAATGTGGTTAAGGTTTGGGTGAGCCACTTTTCTATGTCATCCCGCAAAATAATATCGGGAAATTTGTCAATCTCAAACTCTTTGCGAAACTCTTTCACAATCCG